AGAAGAACCAGCAATCAGAAATTTTGGATTATCTTGTAATGTTTCAACAGCATGTGAGACTCTTTCAGGAGGATAATAATCATCATCATCAATGTATATAATTATATCACCTGAACATTTTGTATGCATTAAATTTCTTTTTTTACCAAGAAGCATTTTATCTTCATAATAGAAATATTTAACTTGTGGAATATCTTTTACAAGATCTTCAATAGGATCACTTCCATCATCAATAATAATCCACTCAATTCTATCTTTAGGATATGTTTGATGTTCAAAACATTTAATCATAAATGGAATAAAAGGTCGTCTATTAAATGTAGGTGTACATAAACTAACAAAAGGAAGAATATTACTATGTTCTGATTTATTTTTTTTATTATTTTTACCCATATTTAAATATAATTCATAATTTATATTTAAATTGTTTAATTGAAAGTATCTATAATTTAAGTCCATCTAATATTATATCTTTTATTATATTTTGAGTATTTTTGTTTTCTTCCTCCAGACTGATTTTGTCCTAGATTTTGTCCTAGAGTTTTATCTTTAATTTGCTGTCTTAAATTCGCCATTTGTTGTATAAGTTGTCGTTCTAATTCACTATGGTCTGAAGATTCTTTCTCGTTACTAACATTAGCATATGAATTTTGAAGCTGTGTATTTAATTCATCTAATTTATTTTTTAAAGATACTAATTCGGTATCTACTGGAGATTGTAGTTCAGAATCAGAAAGCTTCATAGGATTAGCAATTGGTTGTGTATCACGTGTATCAAGAGGCGGTATTACAGAAGGATTTTGTAAAGATGTAACTTTATTTTCAGAACCAGCACCAGTATCAAGACCAGCACCAGTATCAGCACCAGTATAAGCACCAGTATCAAGACCAGAATCAGAACCAGAATCAGCACCAGTATAAGCACCAGTATCAAGACCAGAATCAGCACCAGAATCACCTCCTACCTCTTTTGATATTGTTAGTTCTCTTGGTTTTATACCCTTTATAATATTTTCTAATTTTTCATCATCAATAGGAATACGTTGACATATGTTAACTAATTTTGGGTCTTTAAGATTAATTTCATCAACAGAAGCTGGTTTCATATTTTGTCTAATTTTAAAACTAAATCCGTCAGTACCAAATTCTGGCATTTCATTAGTATATAAACCCATGAAATATGCAAAAATAACAGCAATAATAATACCAATAATAGCATTATTTCCCAAATATTTGATTCCATTTGAAAATAAACTTAATGTGGCAAGAATAAAGAAGAACAATTTCTTATAAGCAAAAGTATCTTTAATAAAATCAATAACATTAAATGTTTTATTTTGATTTGTCGAAGTTTGTTTTAGTTTATAAGAGGCAAATAGAGGAGAAATTAATGCATAGATTGTAAAAAATGCTGGTGTAATAAAAGAAGACAAGAGACCAATAGGAATCCATAAAAAGAAAAATATTATAAATTTAATAAATCGTAGAAAAGTAATATTTTCTGTAGCTTCCCATTTTGAAGAACTAGAATTAACTTTTGATTTTTCTCCAAATATACTAGAAAAAAGTCCTTCTGGTTCTGTTTGCTTTACATCTCTAAATAATTGTGGTATATTTATTATGTGATAGAAAATACTAATACACACATTAAAAAAATATAATCCAATCCATAAAAATATTCCAAAAAGTCCATATAAAAACATAATTGCTGATTCAGGAAGATAACTTAAATAAAAGAATATAGTATTAATAGCAAGAAAATTTTTAGCAACTAAATTATCATAAACAAATGAGAAATATAATGAAGCATTAGCAAATATTCCACCATTTGGGTCAGCAGTTTTTTTTAAAGAACATAAAAAACTCTTATTAAAACTGTCTAAATATTCTTGTGAATTAAATATGGCTTTTTGTGATAAAGTATCTTTATTTTCAGAAAAAAAAGATGGTCGCATAACATTCATATCAACAGAAATAGGTTTAACTATGCGATCAAAAACAGTAAATGGTGCTAACTCAATATCATCAGGTAACATATTTGCTTGAGCTACTTTTGTTGTATATAATCCTAATCCACCAATAATAAAAATAGAAATACCTATAGTAAAAATAATGCTTGATAAATAATTGAAAAGAAACCCTTTAAAATCAGGAGAAGTAGTCGAAGTTCCAGATTCTTCGGCTTTTTTTTCATCAATTACACTTGTATCTTCAGTTGTAGACATTAGTTATAATAAATATATATTAAATTCTTGTGATTTATCTTATATTAGATAAAATATAATATAAATAATAATAAATAATTTAAATATAATTGTATAAATAATATAATTGTATCATGGAAGGCTTTATAGAAAGAGAATTAGATTTTAATGATGTTCTTATTTTACCACAACCAAGTTCATTATCTTCAAGAAATCAAGTTAATCTGGAAAGAACGATGAATTTTGTTAATATATTAGATGATAATAATAATGATGAAGTATATAGTTATAAAAAAATAGAAAAAAAATGGACAGGAATTCCAATCATTGCTTCTAATATGGATACTACTGGAACATTTAATGTTTATGATTGTCTAAAAAAATATAAAATGTTAACCGCTCTAAATAAGTTTTATACAGTTCAAGATTATCGTAATGCCGAATTGTCAGGTATTGAATTAGACCCTGAATATTTTATGGTTACAACTGGAATTACAGAGGAAAACTTTAAAAATTTGAAAGAAATTTTATTATATACTAATTGTAAATGGATATGTATTGATGTAGCTAATGGATATATGGATTCTTTTGTGGAATTTTGTAAAAAAGTAAGAGAATTATATCCAGATAAAATAATTGTGGCAGGAAATGTAGTAACTGGTGAAATGGTAAAGAACTTAGTAACCAAAGGAGGAGTAGATATAATAAAAGTGGGTATAGGTTCAGGAAGTGCTTGTTTAACAAGAAGACAGACAGGTATTGGAAGACCTCAATTTCAAGCCATTAAAGAATGTGCTGAGATGTGTAGAACTTTACGTAAACAAGGTTATATGGCTTATACTATTTCAGATGGAGGAATTAAATATCCTAGCGATATGTCAAAAGCATTTGGTATTGGTGCTGATTTTGTTATGGCTGGAGGAATATTTGCGGGTCATGATGAAAATCCAGGAGAAATTATTGAGTTGCAAGGACAACAGTATAAGATGTTTTATGGTATGAGTTCTAAACATGCTATGGAAAAGTATTTTGGAAAAATGGAACACTATAGATCATCTGAAGGTGCTGTTATAAAAGTGTTGTATAAGGGTCCTCTTGAACATACAATTAAAGATTTTTTAGGAGGATTGAGAAGCACTTGTACATATATTGGAGCTGAATGTATTGACAAAATGTATGAGAAAACACATTTTGTATCAGTTTCACAAAATAATATCTAAATTGTATATATATGAAACTTGAATTCAAATATACAATAATTTATTCACTAATATGTTTATTTTTATTTTGGGTAACAATAAAATATGGAACAATTGTTTGTAGTAATAGCTTAAAAATAGTAGAAGGTATAACAAACGGTAGAGATGCTCTAACTGACTTTGAAAAATATTCTCAAACAATAGTTCCTTATCCAAAAGATGCTGTAATAAATTATAATGATGTAAATTCTCCTTTATATAGTCGTACTGTAAATTTGCCAATAAATGATCCTGTTAGTTGTAAAAATTTTTGTGGACCAAAAGGTCAATGTTTATTAACAAGAGAACAATGCACATCTGATATAGACTGTCAAGGTTGTAATCCTGGACCAACTCCACAAAGTGTATGTATAACAAAAAAGGTAGCTCCATATGATGCTGCTGGTAAGTTGGGTCAAAATTTGGCTTTACAATATAGTCCATTAACAACCGGGTTTAACAATCATAATGTAGACTTTGCTCAAATATATGAGGGTTCAAAAGATGCTCAACTAACAGTTCCATATCAAGGTTTAGATATATGGACAGATAGTTTTAATAAAGGATTAGAATTATACAATAAAAAAAGAGAATCAGCAGATAAATATTCAGAGGGAATATCAAATGCAATACCATTAGCTTCTAAAAGTAAGATTCTTCCATTAGGATATGAGCCAAAATATCCTCTAACAGTGTCATTAACAGGACAATTTTATGAGACAACTCCACCAGCATCAAATTCTACATTACAAAATTTGAATCCTTATAAAAATTAAAAATTTACAAGTTATTAAACAATATATTTTTTAACTTAAAGAAAACTTAGAACCTTTTAGTTCTTTCTCTTTCTCTTTCTCTTTTTATTGTTTTATATATTTATGTTTCATAATATATAAAAAATTATTTTTATGTAGCATACATTAATCCTACATTTCCTCCAATAAAGTTTACCACATTAATTCTTTCTTCAAACAAATGTAAATCAAAATTATAATCATAAATTCTCCATGTTGGCTTATTTACACCTATAATTGAACCTGTTTCAGGATCACAAATAGTTAAACTTTGAGCTAAAGGGTCCAATGGTGGAATTATTGTTGTAAATTCCAATTCTATTTGATTGAACCTACTCATATTTATTGCTCCCGATGGTTGTAAATCTGAATTATTAGAATGAACGCTAAAATTATAACAATATAATCCTGAAGGAGCACTTCCAGTAGTTCTTACATATTTTTCTATAAAATCAAAAACACCTGCTGGCTGTATATTTTCTCTATAAGAACCATCCAATAAAATTCCCATCGCTACAAGAATCATTTTCTCATTTTGAGGATGATATGTTTGATTTACAACAATACCTGTTAGTGTCCCATCTGGATTTACTCCTGGTCCTATTTCTACAGGCGTTAATACTCCATTAACTGTCCTATATACTGTATATGTTCCTGATGTTGGAGCTTGCACAACATTTAATGGTAAATAATTATATGGCCAATTTGTATAATTGGACCACTCATTACGTAAATTAGCATCACTTCGTTGGAAATAAAACATCCAATTTGAAACCATTCCTAATGAATCTAATTCAACTTTATTTGGACCTGTCACATTTGGAAATATTCTTTCATGAACCTGTTTTATTAAATATTTTTGCTCATGTAAGGCAAACAATCTTTCTTCTTCATTTGACAAAAAACAATATGTACAATTTAAATGAATATCGGCATTCCATATTGTTCTTTGATCAGAATATGAATTAATATCAATATATACATCAGGAGGTGGTTGCAAAAAACGATAGAATTGCATATACCATAAATTAAAATTGGGAGACACATACGGATAATTATTTGTTGCATCAAAAACATCACGAATTATACATAATTGATTTATTGGTCTAAATGTTACATTAATATGTAATTCGTTATACTGTAATGATGTTAGTGGAAATGCCATCTGTGACTTTAAACCAAACCAATTATTTAACGGTATGTATAAAATTCTTCCTCTGATAGATGGTTCTGGTCCAGCTAAATCTTCCGTAAAATAAGCATTTGGATATGAGTTAACACGTGAATTAGCATTAGCAGGATCAACTAAATCTGGAACTTGACCAATCATTTGATTAAATAAATCACGTTTAATAGCATTATAATCACGCTGAACAGCTGCTAATAAATAATCTCCTGAATATTCTTGTAATGTATAATTACCACATGTAATACTAATTTTTGATATCATTTTAGCTCCAATATTCTCTATCCATTTAAATTCATAAGGAGCCCATTGTTCAATATTTCCTAGACCTTGAGAAGTAGATTGTTCTGTAATTTGTTGTGGTGGAAGAATCGGAGACCAAATGTTCGGCAAAGCTACAGACAAGTAGCAGTCCATTAAAAGGTCTGCGTATCTAGGAATTTTAAAAGTAAATGTAGATTCTTCAGATAATCTCAGTGTTTTTGAACCTTCATAATCAACTCTGAATTTTTGAAGTCCAAAATTGGTGTATTGATGATAAGTTGATTTAAAAAACGATTTTGTAGGATTTCCATTTAATACAATATTTTGTTGTCCTTGACTAACAAGTTGTAGAAGACCACCTGGCATTTTTTATAATATAATAATATATTTTTAATTACTTATTCGTCATAATATAATTTTACTATTTCTAATAATTCTTTATTTTCTTCATTTAATACAGATAATTTGGTATATCATGGGATTTACTATTTTTATTTTTAAGGAGTAATTTTATTGTAATCAAATTAAATAACTTTTGCTATACTTTTTTTAAAAGTATAATATAATATGGATTCTACTGAAAATAAATTACAAAATGTAGCAACTAAAGTTATTAAATCTGTTTATGAATTAAAAGAATCAACAGCTGTATTATTAATTACTGTAATTACACTAATTATTATCTTAATAGCATTACTATATTATTTTTATTATAGTGGTCTCAGAAGAAAAAATTGTAAAACTATGGATGGTATTTATGGAGATTTAAATGGTAAGATTAAAGCAATTGATAATAGTGAACAATTTAATTATACATTTAAAGATTATTATATTAAGACTGCTTATAATTGTTGTAGCGGTGGTAATTATAAAAATGATTACGTTGATTTATGTGTTATGACAGATTTGTTAAAACAAGGAGTAAGAGGTCTAGATTTTGAAATTTTTTCAATTGATGATCGACCTGTTATAGCAACTTCTACTAGCGATAGTTACTATGTTAAAGAAACATTCAACTATATTAATTTTGTTGATGCTATGAATATGATTCGTGATTATGCTTTTTCTACATCAATATCAGGGTCAACATCAACTGACCCTATTATAATTCATCTACGTATTAAAAGTACCAACCAAGAAATGTATAAAAATTTTGCTAAACTTTTAGAACAATATGATTCTATTTTATTAAGTAAAGATTATGATTCTGAATATTATGGTAAGAATTTTGGAGATGTACCATTAAGAAATTTATTAGGAAAAGTTATTATTATTGTTGATAGAAGTAACATATCCTTTTTAGAATGTCCTGAATTCTATCAATTTATTAATATGACAAGTAATTCAGTTTTTATGAGAGCATTACATTATTATGATATTAAGTATACACCAGATATGAATGAACTTATTGCTTTTAATAAACAAAATATGACAATTGGTATGCCAGATAAAGGTTCTAATCCTGAAAATCCCAGTTCTATTGTTATGCGAGAAATGGGAGTTCAGCTTTTAGCAATGAGATATCAAAAAATTGATACTAACATTGAGGAAAATGATATATTTTTTGAGGAAAATGGATATGCGTTTGTTTTAAAACCTGAGAAACTACGTTATATTCCTATTACTATTCCGTTACCTCCTCCACAAAACCCTGAACTAGCATACGCTACAAGAACAGTACAATCTGATTTTTATAAGTTTGATATTTAATTACACATTTTTTACGAAGTTATAGAAAAGGTTTAACAAAGTAAACGCAAAAATTTACTATTTTTTTAAAAATTTTTGGCTATACCTTTTTTAAAGGTATATATATATGAAAGAAATATGTGACAAAAAAATGACATTTAGTGATTGTGAATTAGCAATTTTAAGAGCAGCAGTTGATAAAGCTGAAGAACGTCAAGGAAGACAAGTTGCTAATTCACCTGAAATTAAACGTATTATTGGTATTGTTGAGAATTTTTTAAGAAAAAAACACCTTATTTGTTATGGAGGAACTGCAATAAACAATATCTTACCTAAACAAGACCAATTTTATAATAAAGATATTGAAATTCCTGATTATGATTTTTATAGTTCAAACGCATTAAATGATGCTAAAGAATTGGTTGACCTATATGTTGCAAATGGATTTCAAGAAGTTGAAGGTAAATCAGGACAACATCATGGAACTTATAAAGTTTTTGTAAATTTTATTCCAGTTGCTGATATAACATATATTCCAAAAGAATTATTTAATGCTATTAAGAATGAGTCAATAAAAGTAGCAGGAATTTTATATTCACCTCCTAATTTGTTACGTATGAATATGTATTTAGAATTATCACGACCTGCAGGTGATATAAGTCGTTGGGAAAAGGTTTTAAAAAGATTAACACTTTTAAACAAACATTATCCTTTATCAGTCAAACAATGTTCAACTGTGCAATTTCAACGTCAAATGGAAGATTCTGACTATGCTAATAATATCTATGAAAATTTGCAAAGAACACTTATTGATCAAGGTGTTGTATTTTTTGGAGGTTATGCTTTATCTATGTACTCTCAATATATGCCTAAAAACTTAAAACGTCAATTAGAAAAAATACCCGATTTTGATGTTCTTTCTGAAGAACCTTTGCTTACTGCACAAATTGTAAAAGAAAGATTAGATGATATTGACGTAAAAGATGTTAAAATTATTAAGCGACCTGGTGTAGGAGAAGTTATTGCACCTCATTATGAAATTAAAGTTGGCAAAGATACTATAGCGTTTATCTATCAACCATTAGCATGTCATAGTTATAACATCGTAAAAGATGACGGTTACGAAGTTAAAATTGCGACTATCGATACTATGTTGAGTTTTTGGTTAGCATTTTTATACGCTAATCGCCCATATTATGATAAAGATCGTATTTTATGTATGTCTAAATATTTATTTGATGTTCAGGAAAAAAATAGATTAGTTCAAAAAGGTTTACTTAGACGTTTTAGTATCAATTGTATGGGTCATCAAGAAACTGTTGAAGAAATGAGAGCTGAAAAAGCAGAGAAATTTAATGAACTTAAAGATAAAAAAAATAGTAATGAATATGAAGAATGGTTTTTAAGATACAGACCATCAGACCTAAAAAAATCAGTAAATGATAAAAATGATAAAAATGATAAAAATGATAAAAGTAAGAAAACAAAACGCAATAAACAAAAAAAGAGACAAACAAAAAAACGTAAAGGTATATTCTTCTAAATATGAATATTTTGTATTATATCTACTGGAAAGAAAAATGAGACAAAATGTAGTTATAATTTGTATATTTTATAACTATCTTTATATTTTTATATCTTTATATTTTTATATCTTTATATTTTTATATTTTTAACCCTAGTCCTACCTTTAAATAATGTAAAAAACTTTTACGATCTTTTAATCTACAAATATTTGTATCAGATACCACATCAAACCAAGTTAAATTTTTTGTTCTTTTTAAAGTATCATGAATTTCTCCACCATAAGAAATAAAACCAACAACTAACAAAAATAATATTACGTAATAAATTATTGTTTCTACTTGATTTATTAGTCTAAAATCTTTTTTATGAACTCTAAATAATCGTATTTTATATGGCCATTCTAATGTTATCCAATATTTATTGGAATTATATATATCTTGATCTATAGGATCATTAATATTAGCACCTCTTTCTAAGTAAAAATCTTTGTTTAATTCTAAAAAATAAAGAATAAAAATTAATAATAAAACTACTGCTGATATTCTCATATCTAAACGCATTACTATTAAAAATCCTATGAAATAAAATATAGAATATATCAATTTTTCAATTGGCGGAGTAAATTCTAATTTACCTGTTTCAGATAAAAGTGTAACTAAAAAATAAAATAATAAAAAAGACATTAATAATTGTAACCATTTATTATGTTGAATATATTTTATTTGAACACAAGTAAATATACTTGAACCAATATAATTACCAACTAACAATAAATAAAATATGGCAAAGGATTTTATAAGATCTGCCTGAGTTTGTGAAATTTCTTTTACAAAATCGTATAACATATAATACATATATATATTTTTAAAATTTACTAAAATTTTTTACTGTCTTTGATAATGAATAATAAATAAATCCAAATAAACCACATGTAAAAATTAATCCATTCAAATTATAGTTACCATCTGTATTACAAAAAAATGGTAAGTATTTAAATATAGTTTTCTTAAAAAATGGCAATTGGAATAAAAAGTACATTACTGCTAATAATAATGGTGCCTGTAATTCATCATATAATGAATCTAATGAATTTTGATTTTTTTCTGTTATATAATAATCATTTATATTATCATAATTCATATCATTTATATAATCTCTTTCTCCCTTTGGAGGTTGTGGTATATAATTTGGCTGTATTTGAGAATCATTTGTTAGTTGTTCAGTTTGTAATGGTATATCTCTACTTGGTAGTGATGTAGCACCAGCTAAACTTGCTTGTTGTAATCCATTTACTATTTGACTTATCGTGCTTTGGTCAAGCGTTAATTGCGAATTTTGTTGTCCTACTTGAGATGGAGGATAAATAACAGTATTTTTACTAGGTTCATTTATAACTAAACTAATATTTCCTCCAACAGAACCTCCACCAGAAGGATCAGTTGGTAAATCATTTATACTTGTTGTATTAATTTCAGACATATTATATTATCTAAAGATTCGTCTATTTTAATATTTACGCAATTTTAACAGTTTTTTTATTTATTTGACAGTTAATAGCTTTTTTTTCAAATGTATAACATTTATCATTAAATTTATATGTTTGGTCTTCTATTTCTTCCATTGGAGGTGATGAAACTATTCTACAATGTCTTCCTTTACAAACAGCTCTAAAAAAAGTTGCTAAACCAATACCTAATATTATTGACATAATAATTTTACCTGTTTTAGTGTGAACAAATTTATCTAGATACATTTATATTATATGTTAGTATAAAATAATATAAATTATTTTTGAATTGGAACAGTTTTTACTGATAAAGGATTTATTGGACATTTTGTTTCAATTGGTTTAAATTCAAAACATTGATTTGTAGTATCTTTGTACTGTGTCTTCATATAATTTTCAGGACTAGGATAGATGTATATTGTTTTTGATTCTGGACCAATAATATAAACACAGAATAAACCAATAGCAAAACTTATTAAAAATATTGGTAATGAAATATAGTTACTTATCATATATAAATTATTAATATTTTATATTTTATATTTAAAAATAACCGCTTTGAAAATTAACTTCTTTTGCTAATATTCTTTCTAATGCATCTTTAAGCATATTATAATTTTTAACGCCATCTTTTTCTGAATATAATGTTAATAAAGTATTTTGATATGATTTTGATAATCTGTTAAATAGATTATTTATAGGTTTAGAACCAAAATCGTATTTTCCGTTAGAATCTAAAATAGGAGGAAATTTAGTTTGTTTTGGTAAAAATAAATTACAAGGTTTTCCTTCTTTTCTTAATTTATAACATGTATTTACGAATTCTTCTAACCAATCCATATCTTCAAGTAAAATAGTTTTCAAAGGTGCTTGAATACGTTTCCATAATGTATCATATTCTGGATTATTCCAACTAATCTCTCCATAATTATTAATTATTGGTTTAATAGAAGCTACTTCTCCAAATTTACTTTCTAATTTTTCTTCAATTGGTTTAATAATTTCATCTTCTTCATCGGATGGTTTAATATTTTTCTCTTCTTCATCTTCTAATACAAGATCAGCAATTGGTTTTATTTTTCTTGTTTTCTTTTTACTTCCGACATCTATTTCTTCTTTTCTTGTTTTCTTTTTCTCTTTTCTCACACCTCTGACAAATTTAATTACTTTGTCTTCATCTTTGCTAAAAAATTCGTTACTTTCTAATGAATTTGGTAATTGAATTAAGTTATAAGTATTTTGAGCTTCATCAAATTCAACCATACTAACATCATATTTTAATGATAATATTTCTTTTAATTTTGGTATCATTTCGTTTATATAAAATGTGACAGCCTGATTAAGTATTAATTCATTTTTAGTTTCATCAAAATTCTTAACCATTTGTTTAAAAGGAAGTATAAATCCTTTTCCAAACTCATCTATTGTTTGTTTTAATAATACAGCTTTTTCCGGATTATCATTTCTAAGTATGTTAGTCTCAATAAGCCATCCTGCATGTTCAGTTTCAAATTTAAGCATTTCTGTTAATTTATTGAAAATATTAACGACATCTTTATTGAAAAAAAGAGCATTATTCTTTTCTTTGATTATATTTAATTTTAGTTCTTCAATTTCAGCTAAACTAGTTATAATTTCTTTATCTATAGGTTCTCTAATAGAATAATTAATTTGAATATCTAATGGACAAGGATCTTCTAAATCACCACATTTAGCTTTAAAATATCTAAGATTATCATTAGGAATAACTTCTATATCCCATATAGTACCTACATTTCTCTTACAATTAATACATTCATGTTTTGGTAATTTAGAATATTCAACTCTCTTTTCTCTTTTAGATTTATTACTTCTAATAATTGGTTTAACATATTTTTCATAATATCCTGATTGGTATTTATCTTTTAATCTATAAAATTCATTAATTGCTTCATCTGGTGTAAATATAGTTTGTTCAGTCATTATAGAATATATCTATATATTTATTCTATTTTCTTTTTGCTTCGCTAAAAATGTTATTATTTTTAACTTTCATTCTTCTAAAAGTTTTTTAACATATATGTCATTTTTAATGAGATATTTAATATTCATTTTCCCAATGAGGTAATCCAGTAATTAATTCTTGTTGAGCTCTAATTTTTGCGTCTTGAAAATTTCTAATTTTAGATAATATATATTGTTTTTTAATAGTTTCTTTTTGTTCAATTTCTTCAGGTGTTAGTTTACCCTTGTACTTATAAAGTAATAAAATTCCTAAAATAATAAAAAAAGAAACTAACAATCCTATATTAAAAATCATATTATGATGTTGTTCTTTAAATAAATGACATTGTTTAAGAGTTTCATTAATAAAATATTTTACTCCAGGTTCTGTTAACATTGGTTTATTTATTATTGCTTCACTGAAAAATGTATCCATTAATAAATACCTTTAAAAAACAAAAAAAAATTATACCAATTTACTATATGGATATATCTTTTCAATCATTATTACTTTTTATTGTAATAACTATAATATATTTTGCTTCTCCATATCTAGGTAAACCAAAACTAACATTAGATGATTTATCTAGTGAAGTTTACGAAAAAACAACTGTTAATAAGTTAGGCGAAGTAATAAATAGTGGAATATTTACATCAAACTATTCCGAGTTTTACATTAAAAATATGAAAAGTTTAGCGTTTTATTTGGGATTTGTAGTTGTATTACAATTATTTCTAAATACAGGTTATTTAATGACTAAATGTGGAGGTTCTTTGGATAAAAATATAGGTGCAGCAGCATTATTTACATTTATTCCATGGATCTTAATTTTTGGCGCAATGTTGGCTGTTTTAATAATATTTCCTGGTTTTAAAAGTGCATTTTCAGATGTAATAGGATATTATGTTGTAGCTGGAGGTGCTAATGATATATTTGGACAAATACTGTTAGGTGCAGATCTTAATGAAATGATTGAGCAAACAACAGATATAAATAAAAAGAATGAACTAACAAAAGCCGCAGAAGCTATTATAAAAATTTGTGGAAACAAATCAATATTAATAAATCAAATGAATCCAGATAATTTCTTAGATATTTGGACAACACTAAAACCCTTAATGACTCCTGGTTCATTTGATAATAATGAATTAAAACAACAATTATTAAATTTGGTGGTATTAAAAGATAATATAGGAGAAGCTATTTGGTATGTATATACAGCAATTTTAATATCATCAATTGTGTATTATAATTTAGCGACAAGAGGATGTGTTAAAAGTGTTGATCAAATAAAAGCAGAACATGATGCCTATATACAAGACCAAGAAGCAGCAGATGAACAGGCAAAAATTAATAACTCAACTACATATATAGCATCATAAAATGTAATGAAAATAACTTAAAGATATTTATACATTATTATTTAAAAATGTCCAATACTGCTAGTAATAATGGATGGGGTGCTTGGCAAAATGTTAAGAAAGAGAATGATTTTTTAAAGAGCAAACTTAATGAATGCAGTGATACAATTTTAAAAAAAACTACTAAATCAGAAGCAGATAAGAATGAATCAGAAATGATAAAAAAAATTATTATTAAAAAGAAACAACAGGTAAAAGAATTACTTTTAGAAGCTGAAACAAAAAAACAAGAGTTAACAGATACTATAAGAAATTTAAATGATAAATATAAAGAATTTGAGAAAACAAACAATGATGCTGTTGAAAAAATTATTCAAAAAATTAATTTATATAAAGAAATGATTGATAGTGATGAAGAACCTGAACCAGAAGTTATAAATATAAAATTAAATAAAAAAAAAACAATAAAAAATGATACTTTAGAGTTAAAAAATGAAATATTTGTTGGTTCACTTAAAGAAAAAATAAAAGACATTGATTTATTTAATTTATTTCAAAAATATGGAGAAATAGAAAGATGTAGGGTTTTAACTAATATAGTAGAAGGAAAGGTAGCATCAAAGTGTTGTGGATTTGTAAGATATAAAGATATTAAATCAGCTATGAATGCGATAAAAAGTTTAAATGTCACATATACAAATATATCAATGTATCCACTACAATTAGAATATTCTAAGTCAAATAGAAAGGAAAATGATTATGATATAAGTAATCAGTATAATATTTTAAAAATGTAAATTTTTATTCTTTAAGTTAAAAATTAAATAATATATTTTTTAACTTAAAGACAAATAATATTAAATTATTCGCGGATATGTTAAATAATATAAGACCAAAATATAAGTCAATATTCCTAAAACTATTGAAAATAACCACAGAGGCAATATTGTCTTATTTCTATAACCCACACCAAACTCTCTTAACGAACCATCATTATTATATATAAAACTTGGTTTCATCATCTGAATCAAACCAAAAATTATCAAAAATATCACTATTGATACTAAAGTTGTATTATTTCTTGTAAATGTGCTTAACATATATATTATAACTATTACTTTTTTTATAATATATTCTCTTTTTACGTTTTTATTTATTTTAATGGAGCATACTCACAATTTTCATGACTAACAGTAACTAAATCATTAAAACCATAATTTTCTAATATCGATACTACTTCTTTATTATACTCATCATAATATGTATCTACATTTCTCGTCAATACAAATAATGACAACATCACTGGGTCTGATACTATTGCCCATTCATATTTACTATTTTTTATTGGACCCAAATCATAAACCCAATATGGCGAATCATGTGGAACACCTTCCAAATGTACAGTTAATTGACCAGGAAACATATTTGGATTTTTATTCTTATCACCATAATAAGCATAACCCTCTATCTGAACTATTTTATTTTTTTCGTATTGACTATTTAATACACTAACATTTCCATCAGGAGCTGAACCATAATCAGCTGTAATACAAGATGCAAACTTCTCAAATAGCTGATCAAAATTATTTCCATAAATTTGATACCATCTTCCAGTATAACTTCCCAAATCCAATATTTTTACAGTTGTAAATATTCCAAAACTTAAAGACAGATAACTCAAACCCAATAAATATCGTAAACTTGTGGATATCATCATTAATATGATATTATGATATTATATTTTTAAGTTATTTTTTACATTAATCATATTCACCAAAATTTTCTCCTTCATCTCCCCATGGGTCACCATCATCAAAATCATCTGTTGGATTCATATCCATTGCTATATCAACATCTATATCTCTATCTGTTACCATTTGTTCAATAGCATCATCTAAATCTATATCATCTCCTGCTTTACCACGTTTTCTCAATTTATTTTGAATTTTTGCGACACTTTCAGCTATTTTTTTATCATGTTCAAAATGCTCTTGATCATATTCTTTTATACCTTTTGACATTCCTAAACTATATAATGGACCTAATTTATGATGCTTCAATATTGTATCCACAGCTCTTGCATCATCTGACATATCCTTTAATTTATCTGTAAAATCATATTTTTCTGCTTCCTTTAATTTAAACACTTTATCTTCCACATCTTTATAAGATACATTTATAGTTTTCTTTGAACTCATCATTATTTGTAAATATGATACCAACAATTTTGCGATTTCTTGATTTAACTTCATCACATCACCTTCAATAAATTCTTGCTCATCTTCTGTAAATCTTAATTGTTGTTCTATTAAAAAATCAGCAGAAAATAAATCAGATTCACCTTTATCTGGATTAACTAACATTCTTGTAACCATTGAGGGATCCTTTGTTAAATACATATAATCTGTTAATACACTCAAGAAATAGTACTCATATAACAAGGTTGTTACTCTTTTATCAAAAACATTATAGACTTCTTTATCGCCTATTTTAATATTTGTTAGTATAGGAGTATTTTGAGATAATAAATAAATTCCTCTACTCTTTGTCATTATTTCATTTAATACATTTCTTACTGTCATATCACCATAAAATTTCTCTATTGGATGATAATAATTTGAAACCATTTCTCTTACATCATTAGCATGATCTTTTGCTAAACCCCAATATTTTGGAGGTTCAATTGATTGAATTTTTTGATTTATTATCATTGAAGGAAATGTTATTACAAATAATTCTATATAACTTTTCATGAAATTTATATAATTATATAATCCATCATCTGATATTTTAATATCAACATTTCTCGGATTTTCATCAAAATTCCATGTACTTATTGTTTGTATAAATTTTGTTATATTTTTTAGTTCAGCAGAATTTATTTTTGCTTTTAATTTTATAAATTCTAACAATTCTTTTCTCATTTTATCAATTGATATTTGAAGATAATCTTTTAAATTTCTCATTTCACGTGTATCTTCTTCGATCATTACATCATATGTTTCTATTAATGTTTCTAGTTTTTGAGTAAGAGCTTTTGGAACATTTTCATCATTTTCTTCGTCTATTTTTATCATTACTTTCTTTAAATTATCAATACATTTCATATTTTGTTGCCCTAATGATATTTTTATCACATTATTTCTACTAACAATTTGAAATAAACGCAAAAATTGTTCCTTTGTATAATTTCTGCCATCTCTTTTTAATTTTGCTATTTTTTCTTGAATCGTATCCATTTTCTTTAAATAATCTGGTTTATCAACACAAACTGTTGCTAATTCTTCTGATAATGGAATTGATGATTGAAATTTACATAAAGTTATAAAAGCTTTATATATTGTTTCTTCACTAAAATCATTTGATATGACTGGAAAACTTCGTTTTGTATCTATTTCAGATAACATTATTGCACTTTGAGTTAGAATTTTTATGTCATTTACTAATCCACTTAAAGTTGAAACAGTATTATTATATACTTCTATATTCTTATCATCATTTATGAAATATTGTAATGCTGTTATACTTGTATTACCACTTTCATTACAACATGCATTATCCATAAATAATTTACCAGCTCCTTTTAATAATAAATTTTTCTTTTCGACTATTTTTTGAATTGCTTCTTGAATTGCTAGTGAAAATGATATTATTTTTGAGTTTATTACTAACAATTTTTCTAATTGTCTATTATTACCTGTATATAATTCATTTTGTAATTCTTCAGTAAAACCTTCAGATACATTTTGTAAGTGACTTACATTAAATTTCTTTAAAGGAGGTAAAAAATTCAACCATTTTGATAAATCATGTTCTTCAGGTATAAAGTCTTGTGGATTAACTAACAAATATTCAGTTTTTTCTTTTATTTTTTGTTCTACTTCTCCATAAGTTAATAAATATCTTACTATAAACGATTTTAATGTTGTTACTATTTTTTCTTCACTTTTTGGTAATACATTCCAAGGAATTGTAGTTGGGTCTCGACTTTTTATCGCAACACAAGCTATATAAATTACTGAACTATCATCTCCTTCTCCTTCAAATGGAAATCCAGAAAATGAACGCACACAGCCTGGAGCAGTTTTACGGGTTCTTATTGGAGGTATACTTGTTTGAATTCCTATTAAGTACATTCCTAATGTCAAATATAAAATTGTTGAAGCATATATTGTTCCATATGATGGCAACTTTTTACCTTTTTTTGCCTGTTCTTCTTCTCTTTTTCTGTATGCAGGTTCCTTTTCAATAATTTTTGTATCACTCATTAATTCAGTTACTACACGTATTATAAGCTCTCTTGATTGTTCAATATCAATACCCATATTTGTAGACAATATTGAGATAATATTTGACACTATTTCACCTTCTGGACTTAAGCGTTTATCACGTTTTTCTCTTTGTTTTTCTAACATTACTTCTCCAACATCTT